GAAGATTCTAAAGCATTCGTAGTAGCTTGACTGCCTTCAGTCATAACTGTTGAGGTTGTGAACCCGCACCCCATACACAGCCACGTCGTAAGCTTGTCGGTAACGTGCTGTTCGTAGCAGGCATTGGAGCCGCATCTCTTGCAATCGGTTAACTTATCCATTTATTTTTTGTAGTTTAGGAAGATTTAAGGTAGGGAGTTTGAGCTCTATCTGCTTGGTAAAGGTGGGGAGGTTAGCTGTTAGAACTGTATCTAATTGCTCTGCCATCTTCTCCCAGCTAAAGCTTGTACGAGACTTATACCCCTGTCTCTTAGCCAGCTCTGCGTACTTTTTGTAGTGTTCAAAGACAAGGCGGAGAGCGGTAGCTGCTTCAGAATCGTTAGGAGTAAACCATTGAGATTCTTTTAAAAGCATCTTATCTACTACAGCGCTCTTATCAACATTAGTTAAGGTTCCGTTGACTAGATAGCAAAATTCCTTATCCAGGAAGTCAACATGACCGGACCAGTTGCAGGCAATAATAGGTTTGTTAATTAAACTGAACTCTAGTAGAGGTCTTCCGAAGCCTTCTCCCTTTGTGAAGCTAATCATTGCTTTTACTTTAGGGTGATTGTAGAGATGGTTAATCTCCTGATCGGACATCTCCCCGTGGATTATATAGATGTTAGGTAGTGAACCTTTAACGGTCTTTCTTATAGCATCAATTTTTTGCAGCAGCTGATCCCTATCAAGGATAGAGGCATTAGCTGACTGAGTCTTTAAAATTAGAGCAGGTTGCTTCTTTTTATTCTTAAATACTTCTAAGAAAATTTTAACCATATACCCTACATTCTTTCTGTCTTGACCTACGTTACCTTGTAGCCAATGTCCTACAAATAGGTAGGCGAACTCTTCCTGAATGCTTTCGAGGTTAAACTTTGAAGTGGTCGGAAGGTACTTAGTGAGATCAGCTCCTTCAAATAATACCTCAACAGGTTTTTGTAACTTCACCTGTCCTTTGACTTTGCCGTTCTCTTCAATGTTAAACTGAGACCGTTGAAAGGTTTCTTTAGAATGCTCAGATGACACCAAGTTAAGGTCCATCCTATTCAAACCTTCAATCCAACTAGGATCACAAACAGTGGTTTCAATACCGGCTGTGATACCGATATTATAATCTCCTACTACCTGGAATTCGTTAGGTACTGTAATCTGAATCCAAAGGTTAGGTTTCCTTGTAATCGAAGGTACTATAAGGGAAGCGAGCTCATGCTCGGAATGCTCTTTGAGATATCCGAATCGAGTACTGCCCCAGCGCTGACCTAAAATCTTAACATCGTACTTACCTGACTTAAGAAGAGCCTTAACGAGATCTCTTGACCGCCCACCGTAACCGCTGTAAGTATCGATCGGGCAGCTAACTATAACTGAAATTTTATCCATTAGTAGACTATTGGGTGTTTAACATATTTTTTTTCTACATCCTTTACCTTAATGATATCGTAGCTGGTACGAGGAGTAAACTCCTGAAAAGTCCTATCAATATACTTAATAATATTTCTACCCATGTTATCAGCTGACATCATTGATTCTTCTGATAGAGCCCACTCTCGGCCGGCTGCTCCTCTGCTCTGCCTCTCCTGGCTTGACATCTCATAGACCTTGAGGATAGCATCCGTTACATCTCTAAAGTCACATCTATCATCGAAGATGTAGGGAGTCGGAACTGAACCTACTAGTGAAATGTTAGAAGGGAAGACTGGTACTACCCACTCACCATGCTCCTTATAAGTCCCCATATGATTGGAAGGTACTTCAAATGAAGGAGTATACCATTCACCTTTGTGATCAACAAACCTCATCTGATCTTGCATCCCACCGGTAACATTACCGATGATCATAGTCCCGGCCATCATAGATTCAGTCAGACTTAAACCCCAACCTTCGTTAGAAGAGATCAGCACAGTGACGTCGGCTAGATTATAAAGCCAGTTCATTGATTCGGTACCGAGTCTTTCCTGAGAGAAGAATACATTCACGTATGATGAGTCGCATACAGCCTCTCTTACGGCATATAGATCAGTTCCATTTTCGTCCACGGGCTGGGTATGCATTATCAGAGCACACTTCTTAGCTTTCTCAACACCAATCTTATCGCAGAAGTTTCGGTAGGCTAATATAACATCACCGGGTGACTTACGTCTAATATTTCTAGAGTTCCAGAACACTACATAGTCGATCTCTTTGCCTTCAAAGATAGTCTTTCTAAACTCCTGATACTTGTCAAAGTTCTTATACTCAGGAGTGATAGGAAAGAAATACTTTTGATTGATGCCGTGAGGAACATATTCAATAATTTTCTTACCAGCAGCTTCTTCTAATACAAGCTTATTAATGTTGGTAGTCTGCTTAGAGATTCCCATCAGCAAGTCACAGCACTCGTAGTAAGCCTTATTGTATAGCGGAGCCGGATAATCGTCCCAGATATTCAAGTACAGCAAAGGAATTTGCTGCCTGATCTCTCTTTCGATATCATACAACCAAGTCCAGTACCTGGGATCGGTGAAGTGCAGTATTGCATCTGGCTTCTCAGTCCTGATAAGTTCCCTGACTATGTCAGCTGTCCCGTAACCGGATGTTGCATAAAGCTTAACACTAGCATCCTGAATTCCATTCTGTTTGTTTACATCTTCAGAGAGGTCGAAAGCTTTCTTCTCGTCAGGGTGCTTCATCGCCCCTCCTAGATTCACCCAGTTAAAGTGGTGGGAGGTACCTACTACAATCTCTCTCGCCATAGTAGCGACTCCGGAGTGCAGCCTTATATCATCACATAGCAGAAGAATCTTTTTCCGATCTTTCTGCTCAATATAACCAAATTTGTCTTGCATTATTTTATGTTTAAATCGTTCTGATTATGTACTTTGTTTCTAAACGTATCATCCGTAAGATAGAAAAAGATCGCTCTATCTGCCAACTTTTGGAATGAAAATTTATAGCGTACGCATTGAACTTTAAACTCATCGAATAACTGCTGCTCTACTTTGACGCTTGTCAGCTTTTTGTTGTCCATAGCCTTTGTTTTATATATACATATATAAATAGGCTGTGACTACAGAATAGCTGCATTGCAGAGAGGGCTTTTGTTAAATGGACAGAATCTACAATTGTTCTTTGATGCGTTCTTAGTAAAATCTTTTTCTATATATTGACCGGAGTTATTAAAGGCTTCCTCCACAAACCTATTCAAACCGGACATTACCTGTCCTCTTTTGATCTTTCCTGAAGCAGGTCGAAATTGCTGCACCCTCTTAGGTACGAACTCCCCTCCTTCAAATATTTTCCTTCTAACGATAAAAAATTCTACGTTGATGCTATCTACATCAGTACCGAACTGCTGGGCGAAGAATTCTTTATAGAATAGAATCTGAGAGATCTTAGTATCGCTTTTCTTCTCATAGTCACTCCATCCCTTGGTCGAAGTCTTGATATCTAATATCAAATACTTTCCTGTAACTTCGTTAAAGAAGACTAAGTCCAGGTAGGCTTTGAAGTATAGCCCGGGTTTAAGCTTCTGGATAAGCGGAATCTCTACCCCTACTAAGTATGTGCCCTTGGTGCTAAAGTAGATAGCTCGTTTCTTTTTTAGGTAGTCTAGTATCGCTATTCCGTCGTTGTGGAATTCCTGGAGCTGAGCTGGAGTGGTGAAGTCTTTGTTTCCGTTACTAAACCTCTCCTTCTTGTAAGTCTTCTTTAACCGGTCCATAAGATAGGCCGGTAGATCGATCTCATTAGAAGCTTTCACGGACTCATTAAAAAGTACATCAAGCCAGTTCTGGACTGTCTCATGAAGTGCAGTCCCGAAGACAGTATGGATGCTAGGAGTATAAGGTGCTAGCTTTTTCGGATACGAAAGGTACCACTGATGTGGACACGTACTGTAGATTGAGTATTGACTGTAGGAGATGTTTTTATTCTCCTTCGTGTCGTACTTCTCTACTTCATATTCACGAACCAGGCTTACCTCCTTAGGAAGTTTCTTTTTTGCCATCTTACTTCTTCCACATCCCCCTAGCCACTAACTGAGCTATAATGCCATAGTTAGCCAGGTCCTGGTAAGTATCCATCAAGGATTCGTTCTGAACACTTCGTCGATTAATAAGCAGATTCTTCCATCGGCTTACTTTATCGGAGATCCGATACCAGAGCCCGGTCAGAGCAAAGCCAATCTCATCTTCAGTAGCGAGCTGGGTGCCTGCAGTGATGTTATGCATCCCGTAATCAAGGTGCTTCTTAGCAAAGAGTTCTAGTTGCTCTTGCTGGATCTGAGTATATCCGTTATAGATGGTCGGGTATTCTTTCTTTAGAATCTCAACGGCGCTCGCTTGAGCAGTAACTTTCTTATCATTCATAACCTTAATATACGAACTTTTGCTTAGAAGTTCAACTATTCTTTGAGCCTACTTACTATTTCTATATCTCTTTTATCTATCTTGTATCTCTTATCTCCTACAACAATATCCCAAGTACGTCCAGCCTTATTTACTACTTTCTCAATTTTCATGTCTTTGTAATAGTGACCGGGTTGTCGAGCTAATTTTTGATAACTGTCTCCTGAGTATGTTTTAGAAGGGGCAGCTGGTGGCTGTTCTATAGCTAGGTCTTCTTGGTGTAGTTCTTGAATACTTTCTCCTTCTAATATAGGAAGACTTTCAGGTACTTCCTCCTCTTCTTTAATCTTTAATTTAATCTGGGTAAATGCAAAATTAGCTGCTACTACTAGTGAAATTGCTAGGGGATCAAATACAAAAATTATAATTAAAAGCAAAGCATTTATAATCTTATCCATCGGTACTCCTGTTAATCCTGATAGATACTTTAATGGGCCTAGCTCCCCGGCTGTCTCATTACCGGTATTAGTATTTACTATATCAGTTTCATATGTAAAAAGTTGATCGTTAAACTTATCTACCTTGGCGTTAATTGCAGCTTGTCTCCCTATAGCCTGGTCTAACTGTTTTTCTAAAGCTGTTCTAGTAGCAGAAGATGTAGTAGTAATAAGGTTCCCGTCTTTATCCTTATATCGTATAACATTGTTAGCTAGTCCTGCTCTTAAATCACTCACCGCTCTGTTGATAGACTCTTTTTCAGAGGTATATACTGCTAGCTGCTCCTTTATGTTATCCCTCTTTGTCTCTATAAGGGTAATTTGAGCGTCAATATTGCTGGCTTTGTTAGCTGTTTCTTGATAAGCGGCTGATAAGAAGCCGTAGATGCCCATAGAAGTTATAATAATAAGCACTACAGTAGCAACTGCAAGGTATGTTCGCAGCCCTTTATTTAATTTATCCCAATACTGGTATAATAAAGAAGCTGTTACTAGTTTAGCTACTTCGAGAGAGCCGGCCATGATTGCTACTTCTAGAGCGGCGCCAGCAAATAACTTAGTTAATCCACTAACAGAATAAAATGCAGCGGATGCAGAGACTGATAGTGCTGATAGTCCTACAAGTATTGGGAAGAGGTATGGCTTTAACTTCTGCATATATTATAAATAGAAAAAGCCCGTAAGGGCCTTATCTTTTATTCTTTTCTTTCTCCTTTGTGAGGATCTATTCGATCTAAGATCTTATTTAGATCCCCTATCTGAATGTAGCCTGACATCGAAGCATTCTTAAGAGCACTTATAAGCTGTAGAAGTATGAAAGGTACGATAATGGTTTCAGATAACCAACTGGTACCTGCAAATCCTTTCTCTACCATCAGTATGACAGTCAGCAGCACCACCCAAGTTATTGCTCTCTGCAGCACCTTCACAGCCTTAAAGGTCTTGAAGCCCTCTCTCTTGATCCCGGCTATAATTCCGAAGAACCCATCCACAAACACTACAGCAATCAGAGCAAGATACTGCTCAAAATTACCCATTGTCAGCTCTAGAAAATAAGAGCAGCCGAATGAAAGAGAAGTGGTGATGGAAAGAAAGATGGCAGTTTGTTTCATTACTTTACGTACTCGAAGTACTTCTTGGTCTTGGCATTTCTGTCTTCAAGTCCGTGAGTACCGCCGTTGATGCGCTTGGTGAGCTCTAGGATAGCTGCATCGTTGATGCCCTTATCACAGATAGTCCATAGCTTATTTCTTTCAAAGAAAAACATAGCTGATTCGAAAGCATACTTAGTTGCAACCGTATCAGGGTTAGTCAAGACCTCGTCATTGCCTAAGTACTTTGCAAATGCTTCATAGTTGGCTTTACCGGTCAACTGAAGAGCTCCTCTGCCTCTGAACTTGTATCCATCTCCTGAAGCTTCAGCTCCGTTGCCCATCCTGTCGGCGTAGACTCGGTTTGCAATCTTTTCAGGCTGGCGGGCGTAAGACTCTTCAAGGTTACCGGGGAAGTACTTACCAAAGATACCTTGCAGGCCTTGGGCGGAGTAGTTTAGGTTCTCTGAGAATGCTTTGAAGCCTCCTGTTTCGTGGGCTGTTTGAGCGAAGAAGTGAGCTGCTCTCACTGGAGTCAACTTATAAAACTCCATTGCCTTCTTCATTGTTCCGGGACCAAAAGCGCCGTCAGCAGCTATACCCATCTTCTCTTGTAAACTTTTTAAGCTCATAATCTAATTTTTAATCGTTATTCTCTTCTTTCTTTCCTCCGAAAATCTTTCCTGCCTCTGCAATACCAAACGCACCTAGCGTAATCATTACAAATGAATTGAAGATTGTATCGCTGATTATTAGGTGATTGCCTAGAATACCTGTTAC